TTACAAATTGTTACAATTAAAAAGATGTTATAAATCAAAGGTTTACAAGTGTTTACTTTTGTTTGACTTTTGGCTTTTTTTGTATGTTAGTGGGAGCCACTGTTACCAAGGATTGTCAAAGCCCTCCCCCGGTGTCAAAAATAATTCTGGCACAGAAATTGCAGTAGTGCACAAAGCGTGCCAACTCTAGCTTGCTCATACTTGCAAGTGTTTGTCAATAGTTTACATGAGAAAACTAGAGAAAACTTTGGCACAGATATTGCATAACATAATGTTGGCACGATTATTGCAGAGGAATCACATGCAAACAAGTGTAGATAAATGTAGACATGTGAGTGTGACTATAGGAGCCATATAAGATAGTAATAAATAGTTGTCATTAGATTAACAATAGATTATTATCCGTAACTATTAACTAACTAAGGTAATACATATGACCATAATATTAAGCGACGGATACACGGACCTAGAACAGAATTTAAAAGATAACACTAATAAATTTTTAAATTCTATAGATGTTATTGTCACTGGTAGATGGATGGTCGACAACATAACAGAAACATGGGCAGAAAGAATAGAACCAACTAAAGAAGCTTTAGATGCTTTAATAGCTAAACTATTAGAGAAAGACGAATTTCAACTACACTGTGTTAGAATCGGACATAAAGATATAAATTATGTTAGATGGTTAAACGAAGCATAATGTTTAAACCTAGCGCATTGTTAACCAGTGTGCTAGCGTGTAGACATTAACTAACTAAGGTAATACATATGAACCACATACAACATGAAATTGATAACCTAGAGGATCATATACAAGGTTATATTAACGACTCTATCTCTCTAATGGGTTATGAGTTTTTCGGTGATAACTACGATTGGGAGAGTGAGAAAGAAGTGCAGTCAATGCGTAGAAAAATAGAACAGTTAAAGAGGAGCGTATAACTATGAACATAACATATCAGGACAGAATAGACTTAACTCTAGATAGAGCAGAAGAAAGATTGCTAGAGAATAAGACAGCAATTAAAACCTACGTCAGAAAAAAGACAGCTCAAAAGGTAGCTAATGAACTATCTAAAAATCTAGCTAACTATTGGGAAGTTAGAGCAGCACCAGTAGACATTTTACAGTTATCCAATGGTAGATTCTTTTGTGCTGTAGATTTAAACAACATTATGTTTAACTCTAAAATTGGTGGTTATCTGTTTACATTCTTAGACGGACATTGGACCATATCGACGGAGATTAACGTGTTAAACAAACTAGAGAGTAATCAGGAAATTGATTTTCTACAGACTAAAAATGGTCAATGGTGCGAAAATTCGATTAAACTATTTCCACAAAATATTGAGTCTCTTAAACAGTAGTTAAACCCATAGCGCATTAGCAATAGTGTGCTATAGTGTAACTATTAAATAACAGAGTAGAAAATGAGTAAATTATTAGGATCTAAAATAAAAGTTAAACCAGCAGCTAAAGAGCTAGGTTTTGTATTGTACGAGGGTAACAGCGTATTAGACGGAAAACCGATAGCTGCTATCGCTACGTTATCCTCTAGTAATGTTAAAACTGGAAACATGATTCAAGTTTGGATTATCAGAACTGACATTAATCCAGTGGAAGCTTCAAAACTAGGTGAGGATATTAGCATTTGTGGAAACTGTATCCACAGACATTACAATAACGGAGCTTGCTACGTTAACATTGGTCAAGCTCCTAATGCTGTTTATAAGTCATACATAGCTGGAAAATATCCAAAATTCGACTACCAGCTACACAGCGGACACATTAACCACAGAAAAATAAGGTTTGGTTCATATGGTGATCCAGCAGCTGTACCTTTTGAAGTGTTAGAAAAGTTTTCTAAGCTATCCCTAGGACATACAGCGTACACTCATCAGATTAACCATAGAAACTTTGATATGAGATTTTTAGAGCTTTGTATGGTTAGTGCTGATTCACCTAAACAAGCGAAAAAATTCCAGTCATTAGGAGCTAAGACATTTAGAGTTGCAATGGCAGGGGATTCTCTGGATAATGACGAAATAGAGTGTAAAAGTGATTCAGACAATGTACAATGTATTGATTGCGGATTATGCGACGGAAAAAGCAAAAACATTGCAATAGCTGTTCATGGTTCACGATCTAAGAATTTTAAAACTAACTTGATAGCAGTAGGAGCATAAAATGAGTAACCCATACACAGAGGAATTTATCGAAAACCTTTACGAAGAAGCTTTACGTTTAGGATTAGAGGACGACGCGGACATAGATAACTATATTGTCCAGAAACAAACCGAATTAGGAGTCTACTAATGTCTAGTAGATTTTGCCCAGTTTGCGAAGAAGATTTAGAACTACAACCTGAAGAGCGTGACGTAGGCATAGAAGGTCTATACTATTGTCCCGATTGCGAATACACAGAGGAGATATAAACATGAACTACCAACACAACAGCGTTACTAAGCTTAGAATTCCATACATAAAAAGTATTACTTTTGATCCGAATTTTAAGTTTAAAAACCAAAACACGGATATACTAATGCAACGATGCGGGTTAATTCCGTCATTCTTTAACGATTGCCTACGATTGGAGTATGATAACCTAGAGGACTTCACAAAAGAGTTTGATTGCTGTTATGGCTATGGTGGATTCCATAGTTATCCATGGAAAGGTAAACTAGGAGACAATAACGAGTACATTTCAGAGTTTGAGGACGAAGAGCCATTACAACCATTAGTTGTCTTTACAGGCAATAGATATGAGTGTATAGTCTACAAATATGGAGTCACAGCAATACGTGACACTGAAACAAACGAAACCAAAGTAGCGAGGATAGATTAATATGAGTATTACATTTAGCAGAGAATCAATACACGACGTTCAGGACGTGATTGTTAAACGTAGATCAGTAGATGCCGTAGGCACTACTTGGGATACTTTCGACGTGGAAATAATAGACACTGACGGCAATAGAAAAGCTTTGATGTTGTTTGCCGCCGAAGGTAAAACCATGAGGTTTCAGAGGCAGGACGATGAAAGTTAGGTGTTCTAGCTGTAAATCAGAGGACTCTGTGGTGTTCCTTAGGGACTACACAGAGCCCTTGTGCGCTAGCTGTTACCTAGACTTGAAGGATGCAACCAGACAACGAAAAAATAGGAGAAAACGCAATGAGCGACGAATACAGCCATGATCTAGACGTAACCGACGATACCGGGGAGGACTTTGTAGAAAGACAGATAAAAACTCAGGACTTGATTGAGTACCATATGAACATCATTAAGATGGTGGACTTGATAAGCTTAGCTAAGGATCAAATGGAGTCAGTCTATAACAATATGACCACCATGGAGCTAGACAAAGAACACAATCTAGTTTTTAATAGGGATTTAATGGACTTACAAACGGAGATACATTAATGAGCGTTAAAGCTTATAAAACTATAGGGCAGCTTAAATTTAACTTATGTGATGGAACTGGACACGTAGAAATAGGAGAGTTTTTATTTGACAATGATCCTATAGTTTCATCCACAGTAATTGAAGAAATTTTAGAGGAACTTGAAGAATATTTAGAAGAGCTTAACGAAGAAATAAAGGAGATGTATAAATGAGATGCAAAGCTTGTAACAAACTATTAGAGGAAACAGAATTAACTAGAAAGGACAAACTAACAGGCCAGTTTCTAGACTTATGTAACACTTGTTACAAAGTCAGCAATGAAACTTTGATTGAGTATGATTCAGAGATACCCAACGAAGCAGACAACATTAACTTAGATGACTTTCTGTAACAATTTGTAACAATTTAGCTAGTTTATGAAATAATTCTGTAACATTTATCCCTTATACTATTCTATAGTATACTAAAGATACTTTATTATAACCATAATCATCATAATAAGTATTCTTTAGTATTCTATAGTATAAACAATGGTAACATATAGGAGAACCACATATGCCATTACTAGAAGGAACTGTAGCGTTTCAAAACCTACAGAAAACGGAAGTCTATCAGGGTCAAGACACTGGTAGATACACTTTAACCTTATCACTGGAGGAAGACATGGCAGAAAAGCTATCCTCCGAGGGTGTTAAAGTCAAAAACTACGAAGGGACTTCGCAACGTAAGTTTGCCAGTAAGTTTCCGGTTAGGATTGTTGACAACGAAGATGAACCGTTTATGGGTAACATACCAAAAGGTTCCAAGGTTAGAGTTCAGTACAAACTAGGAGACTCTCACCCTGTTCACGCCACACCAACGTACCTTAATGCGGTTAGGGTATTGGAGTTAGGCGAAGAATCCGGGGACGGAATTGAAGAAGGATTCTAAGTTCGTTAGACATGAACCGTGTCCATCCTGCGGATCTAGTGATGCCTTTGCACGTTATAGCAACGGGTCAGGCAAGTGCTACTCCGCAGGGTGCACTCATTATGAACCAAGCACCGACTTTGTAACATTTCGTAACAAAATAGAGCAAGAGTCGGACAATGCGTGGGGTTATATGAAAAATGAAAAACTAACTGCTGAGGACGAACTGGGAGTTATAGCAGCCATACCGGACAGAAGACTATCAAAAGATACCTGTCGAAAGTTTGGTGTTACAGTCCAGTACGATGCCTCAGGGACGATAAATAATCACTTTTATCCGTATAAAGACCTTGACACTGGAGAAGTCAAGGGCCATAAGAAAAAAAGTGTTAAAAATAAGTCCTTTTCCTACTCAGGGTCCGCAGAAAACGTGGGCCTGTTTGGACAGGACACTTGTAAAGGATCAGGAAAGTTTATCACAGTCACAGAAGGAGAGTTAGACTGTCTAGCTGTCTCTGAGATGTTTGATAATAGATGGGACGTAGTGAGCCTTAGGTCCGGAGCTGGTGGAGCAGTTAGGGAAGTTAAGGAACAACTAGAGTTTCTAGAGAACTACGACAACGTAGTGTTATGTTTCGACAGTGATAAAGCTGGACAGACTGCGGTGGATTCCGTCAAGGACATATTTAGCCCTAACAAGCTAAAGATATGCAAGCTTCCCATGAAGGACGCTGGAGAGATGCTACAGGCCGGTAAGGTTAAAGACTTTACTAGCTCATGGTGGAACTCAAAATGCTATCAACCTGACGGTATTATCGCAGGTACTGACACATGGGAAGCCATTACGGGTAAGATGAAAGTTAAATCCATACCTTATCCGTGGCATGGACTCAATGACTACACTAAAGGTTTCAGGCCTTATGAGTTAGTCACCATAACGTCAGGTTCCGGTATGGGTAAGTCCCAGATAGTCAGGGAGCTGGAGTACTACCTTCTTAACGCTACGGACGACAATATAGGAGTCCTAGCACTGGAGGAGGACATCAGCAGGACTGCTCTGGGCATCATGTCCATAGCTGCGGACTGTCCATTACATTTAGAGGAGGAAATTGATGAAGAGTTGGTTAAACCTTACTGGCAGGACACTATGGGAACTGGAAGATACTTCCTGTTTGACCATTGGGGATCAACGTCGGAGGATAACCTGCTTTCCAGAGTCCGATTCATGGCTAAGGCTTTGGACTGCAAATGGATCATACTGGACCACCTATCTATAGTTGTCAGTAGTCAGGAGTCGGACGATGAGCGCAGAGCCATTGACGCGATTATGACTAAACTTAGAACACTGGTTCAGGAGTTAGGTGTAGGTTTGTTTTTAGTTTCTCACTTAAAGAGAACACAAGGCAAACCACATGAGGACGGAGGAAGGATTAGCTTGAGTGAACTCCGGGGTTCTCAGGCTATAGCCCAACTTTCCGACATGGTTATCGGCTTGGAGCGTAACCAGCAGGACGAAGATGAGGAAAGCAGGAATACCACTACGGTAAGAATCCTGAAGAATCGTTATGCAGGTCTAACTGGTGCTGCCTGTTATCTGAAGTACGACAGGTTCACAGGCCGAATGTCGGAAGTTGGTCCTCCCTCCAATAACGACATGGAGACTCAGTTTTGATTTTCTTGGACATAGAAACAGACGGTTTAAATGCCAGCAAAATCTGGATGGCCGTAACAAGGCAGGACGGAGGTGTTTTAGTACACTATACTCCAGATACCCTCTCAGACGCTCTGCAAGGCTCAGAGAAGGTGATTGGGCATAACCTAATAGGATATGACCTCCCGGTCTTAGAATCGCTCTGGGGCGTTTCTGTGGCTCCTGAGAGGGTAGTTGACACTTTGGTACTTTCCAGACTAGCTAACCCACAGAGAGACAAGGGACATTCCCTGCGCTCTTGGGGAGATAGATTAGGATTTCCCAAAGGGGACTACAACGATTGGACACAGTGTTCTCAGGAGATGGAGGACTATTGTATTCAGGACACAGCGGTAACCGAGAGAGTGTATCTGGAAGTTTACGACGAACTGGCAGAGTTTTCTCAGGAATCCATAGACTTAGAACACAAAGTTCAATTTATTATACAGGAGCAGGTACGTAATGGCTGGAAACTGGACGAAGAGAAAGCCTATATGCTGCTTGCGGAATTAAAGGAGAAAAAACTTGCGATTGAAGATAAAGTTCAAAGGACTTTTTTACCTTTACCTACGTTTGTTAAGGAGGTTAAACCAAAGATTAAAAAAGACGGTTCTCTTTCAGCAGTAGGTCTAAAGTTTTTAGGAGATTCTTGGGACACTGTTGAAGGGCCGTTTAGTAGGATAGAGTTTCCTCCGTTTAACTTAGGGTCCAGACAGCAGATAGGCAGGTACTTACAGTACTTTGGGTGGAAGCCCTGTAGCTTTACTGAAACTGGTCAACCGATAGTTGACGAAGGAACTCTGTCAAAGATAAACGACATACCGGAGGCTAAATTAATTGCTGAGTACCTGATGGTACAGAAACGTACTGCACAGGTTCAAAGCTGGATTGATGCAGTCTCACCAACTACAGGCAGGGTTCACGGTAAGGTTAACAGTAATGGAGCGGTAACGGGACGTATGACTCATAACAGCCCTAACCTAGCTCAAGTACCTGCGTCCTACAGTCCTTACGGTAAGGATTGCAGGGAGTGCTGGTCCGTCCGTGAAGGCTACAAACTGGTGGGTTTTGATGCGAGTGGTCTTGAGTTACGCATGTTGGCTCACTACATGAATGACAAGGAATACATAAATGAAGTGGTCAACGGAGACATACATTCAACAAACCAGAGACTTGCAGGACTTGAATCACGGGATACAGCAAAAACTTTTATATATGCCCTTCTATACGGGGCAGGAGATGCGAAGCTTGGATCAGTGGTTGGGGGCAACCAAAGGGCAGGTAAAAGCCTTAGAGAGCGTTTTAGCAGCAATCTACGCTCATTTGGAGTACTTAGAGAAAGAATACAAAGCAAAATCTCTTATGGACCACAAATGGTAACTGGATTGGACGGTAGGTTAGTACACGTTAGGTCACAGCACAGCGCATTAAATACCCTGCTGCAAAGTGCCGGGGCCATAGTTATGAAACAGGCTTTACTACTCTTGGACGACTACGCTAAACAGTGGAAACTGGACTACAGGTTCGTAGGTAACATCCATGACGAAGTACAGACGGAGGTGAGGGAAGATCAAGCTGAGAAGTTTGGTAGGCTAGCGGTTAGCTGTATTGAGGCTGCCGGGAATCACTTTAAATTAAACTGTCCCTTAGCAGGTGAATATAAGATAGGAGATAACTGGTATGAAACCCACTAAAAGGAAAGATCTAAACAGAACTGGAGACATAGCGGAACATTACGCTATAACTTGGTTGTGGGATCAAGGATTTGATGTGTTTAAAAACTCAGGGTGTACTGGTCCTGTTGATATGATTTCACTTGATCGTAAAAATGGAGACATTATTCTTATTGACGTAAAAACTGGAGGTAAAGACCATAGGTGGCCAAATTCTAAAAAACGATGGAACACAGGTTATCGTTCTCCATTACAGAAACAACTTGGAGTGCAAATACTGAGTTTTAATCCTGAAAACAGAAAATTACGTTTTGTGGAGCATAAAACATGAAACACATTAGTACACTAGTTTCGGACATATATAAATTAGTTAAGACTAAACGTGTTGACAGTGAAGTGGACGCTGAAGAGGAGATAGAACGCTTTGGTGAAGCCATGAAGGACTTGATGCGGAAGGAGTTCGTAAACAAAGGTTTTGACGCTCGAAAGCTACGCTTGTCCAACATAGGCAGGGACGACAGATACCTGTGGAACCATTTCCGGGGAGTAGCCAAGGAAGCTATAGAACCGCATACGTTGGTTAAGTTTCTGTACGGTCACTTAATAGAGGAAATGTTGTTGTTCCTGACTAGGATGGCAGGACATACAGTCACCGACGAACAAAAGGAATGTGAGGTTGAAGGCATCAAGGGTCACATGGACTGTAGGATTGACGGAATAGTAACTGACGTTAAGTCAACTAGCTCCTACGGTTTTAAGAAGTTCAAGGACGGATCACTGGCCTTTGACGATCCCTTTGGTTACATAGACCAGATAAAGGCATACGCCTACTCTGAGAATGAAACCAAGTTTGGTTGGCTTGCCATGGACAAACAGAACGGACACTTGACTTTTCTCCAGTACGACTTGGAGGACACTCAGGCTCCTGTTTATGAAGTCTTGAAGGAGGACATAGCTGAAAGGATCAGGCACGTAAAAAAGCTGGTAGGGGTAGAAGAGCGGCCTTTACCCTGTTACGAGCCCTTGCCAGATGGAAAGAGTGGGAACCTGAAACTCGCCGTAGGCTGCTCTTACTGTCAGTTCAAAAGATCATGCTATCCGGACTTGCGAGTATTCGCTTACTCTACAGGTCCACGTTTTTTAATAGAGGTAAAAAATGAACCGAAAGTACCTGAGATCAAAGAAAAAAGGGCCGTTTAAGGAAATGTTTAGATCCGGACTTGAAAAGACGTTTGCTACTCTTTATCCAAAGAATGATTTTGTTTACGAACCTTATGACGTTCCTTACATAACCAAAAGGACTTATAAGCCTGACTTCGTACACAAGCCAACTGGAAAAATGATTGAGTGCAAAGGTTATTTTAGACAGGGGGACACACTAAAGTACAAAGCAATTAGGGACTGTTGCGACGACGAATTAATATTTGTTTTGTCGGACCCCTTCAAAAAAGTACGAAAAGGTGCTAAAATAACTATGTCTCAATGGTGCGACAAGGAAGGGTTTAAATACTTCACAGTACAACAAAAAGATGAGCTAATGGATTATGTCACTAACGATGAATGAAATTAAGGAGAAACTACTTGAGCGGTATGAAGTGGACGACTTGGTGGAAGCTTTGGCAGTAACCAGTGAAGAACTTTTAGATCGCTTTGAGGACAAACTAATTAACAGGTTGGACGGATTTGAGGAAGACCTGAAGGAAGAAACAACAGAGGAGACTTATATAGATGAGCAGCATTGACGACGCAACACCACAGGAATGGGACAGAATTAACAAAAACAGGATAGGGGAAAAGTTAGGCGAGAAATACGCAGAAATTATTAACATGGCAAATACACCGACTAAAAACTTTGATCCAGTACATAAGCCTATTCATTATAACAATGGGGACATAGAAGCCATAGCGTACATTAAGCAGCAGCTAGGGCATGAGTTTCAAGCTTACTGTTACGGAGCAGTCCTGAAGTACATGCACAGGTTCAAGTACAAGGACGGACTACAGGATTTAAAGAAAGCCAAGTGGTACTTAAAGGAAATGATTAAGGACTTAGAACAGCAGGAGAATGAAGAGGATGATTGAGGACTACCTTGGTATTCAAATAGACTACTCTAAGGAGGAAAATTTAAGTGATTTCTCCTTGGACACACTGAAGGACAGATACTTCTGGAAGGAGGAAAAATATGCTCAACAGGCTTTGGCTAGGGCTTCTGTATACTGTGCAACTTATCAAGGAGTTGTTGACTACGATCTTGCACAGCGACTTTATAACTACTCAAGTTCGCATTGGTTCAGTTATAGCACTCCTATCCTTAGCAACGCAGGAACGAGCCGTGGTTTACCTATCTCATGCTTTCTTAATCATGTTCCTGACTCAAGGACTGGTTTATCTGCTCACTACGATGAGAACATATGGCTCGCAAGTGGAGGTGGAGGCTTGGGTGGATGTTGGAGTAGTGTTAGAAGCAATGGTGTTCCTACTTCTAACGGCAGTGAATCTACTGGTAGCATACCATTTATGCATATAGTTGACTCACAGATGCTGGCCTTTAACCAAGGCGTAACCAGAAGAGGATCTTATGCAGCGTATATGGACATATCTCACCCTGAGATAGAAGAGTTTGTAGCTATGCGTAAGAGTACTGGAGGAGACTTAAACCGTAAGTGTCTTAACCTACACAACGCAGTAACAATAACGGACTCATTCTTGGACGCAGTTAAGGAGGACTTGCCATGGAGACTAATAGATCCTAAGTCCAAGGAAGCAGTTAAAACTGTGTCCGCTAGGGATCTTTGGTGGTCTTTGATACACACCAGAGCGGAGACAGGTGAGCCGTACATTGTTAACATTGACAGGTGTAATGAAGCACTGCCTGAACAACAAAAGGAATTAGGGTTGGAGATTACCCAGTCCAACCTGTGTTCAGAAATAACCTTACCTACCAACGAAGAGAGAACTGCTGTTTGTTGCTTGTCAAGTGTTAACCTAGAATACTTTGACGAATGGAAGGACGAAGAACTGTTTATTAGTGACCTTATAACCATGCTGGACAACGTACTGGAGCATTTTATTGGTCATGCAGTAGGAGACACTAGTAAGCTTAAAACCAACAATATGAACTTTGAGAGGTTTAGCAGCTATGTTAAAGAATCCGCTAAAGGGTTTGCTAAGTCAGCTTATTCAGCTTACAGAGAACGCGCTGTTGGACTTGGCGCGATGGGGTTTCACGCTTATCTACAGCGCAACGGAATTCCTTTTGAGGGAATGTACGCCTCAAGTTTTAACAACAGATCGTTTTCTCATATTAAGGAGAGAGCCACAGCAGCTAGTGAAGCTCTGGCTCAAAGCCGTGGGGAGTCTCCTGATATGGTGGGTTCTAATCGTCGTAATAGTTGTCTTCTCGCTGTTGCTCCTAATGCTTCTTCTAGCATTATTTGTGGTCAGACTTCTCCTAGTATTGAGCCGCAACGTGCTAATGTTTTTACTCACAAGACTCTTACCGGAAGCTACCAAGTCAGGAACAAGTATCTCCAAGCTCTTCTTCAAGAGAAAGGATTAGACAATGAAAAAACTTGGAAGGACATTGCGGCTGCTGAAGGCTCTGTACAGAATATTGAGGGACTCAGCGAAGAAGAAAAGGAGATATTTAAGACTGCTCCTGAAATAAACCAGTTGTGGGTCATTGAACATGCACATCACAGACAGAAGTACATTTGTCAGAGTCAGTCAGTTAACCTGTTC